CGATTCGTCTCGCATATGTGGATCATAGTTTCTAAAATCAAATTCTAATTCACCACCTTTATATTCTGAACCATCTGTTAATTGACAAGTCATAGATAGTTTTCTAATTTTACCATGTTCTGGTGTATTTGGTTTATCATAAGGTTTATCCCAACTATCACAGTGCCAATCATAATATTGATTTAATTTATATTTTGTAAACTGACAAGACTCAGATCTTTCCCAATCAAAGTTCCAACCAGCAGCTTTATTTGCTTGGTGAACATAAGGGTGTAATTCTTTATATATCCAAGTATCATTTAACCACACTAAATCTGATTTTCTTTTTCTTTGTAAATTTTTAACTTCTTCTTTATTTAATTTTCTATCTCCATATCCACCAGTTCTAGCCATAACTTCTTTTTGTTCATTAGCATAGGCTATAACATCATCACAAAATCTAGGTGTTAGTACACCACTAAAATACCAATAGTAATTAGATATATTCATACGTTATAGTTTGCACAAAATTTAAACTATCCTTTTGTTTATTGGTTAGATAATACATATTAGTTGATGGAAACATAATAAATTGATTATTTTCTAAAGGTATATCCCAAGACCTACCTTTACGTCTGTTATCTTCATAGTGTATTCTAACCATACAGTCTTTGACTTTTACACCATATAATAATGTAAAATCTGGTGAGTTTCGTAGATCTACAGGATCTATGTTTAATAATGGTGTTGTAATCTCGCTAGGTTTATAAATATTACCCCACGTTTTTTTATTAATTAAAGTAAACCCATAATCTAAATTTATATGATCTCTCATATAAGTATTTAACATATCAAATGTTCGTGAAAACGGAAATTGTTTGTTTTGAATCCAACTAGATAAAATATCTTTTTCTAATTTATCTCGGTCAATGTCCCAATCTTTGGGCATTGTCACATCACCATAATATAAAGCTTGTTCAGATAATACTTTCTTTTGCATACCACATACCTTTGTAATTTATGCGTTATCGTCTGTCAAGTCCCAAGACTGGCCTTCTTCATTCCAGGCATAAGACCATCTATGTGTGCCAGCTTCATTTTGTGAAGTTTGTTCTGCAGTTAATGCAGGAGCATCTCCGATTGGTGATTTCCAAGTTGCAGATGCAATATCTTTTACCCAAGACGCGTAAGGTTTTTTAGACCAAAAAATTTGATTATCTTCATCCCAAGTATAACCTATACCTGCGTAGTTACCTCTAAAAGGTGTGCCACCTAATCTATGTGTATTACCTGATGTGTTGTAAGAAGTTTGAATCCACATTTGTGCAGGCCAATTATTGTGTGTTTCTAACCATTGTTGACCTACTGTTTCGTCTTCAACACCATCAGCATTTAACATCTTATCGTTATCCATAGTTAACACTTGAATAACTTTTCCGTTAGCTCCTAGTTTTGCAAAATGTGCCATAATGTTTCTCCTTATATATTAATTTTAATTACTGTTCAACTACCCAATTTTATATCTTATTATTACCACACCAGAGCCACCATTTGCTCCTCCTGTTCCTGGACTTGGGTGAGAACCACCTCCACCTCCACCACCTTTATTAGTGCTTCCTGCTCCTGCAGTTTCTGGAGCTACTTTAGTTCCTGCACCACCACTTCCACAAGGGGAAGGTCCACCAGCTCCACTTGATCCAAAACCTGCACCACCTCCACCACCAGCATAAGCTACAGGTGATCCTGTAATATGTGTAGTTGCTCCTGTTCCACCAGCTCCACCTTGAGCATTTCCTGGACCAGGACTTTGATTTGTTCCATTTTGACCAGCTCCCGTAGCACCACCTCCACCACCAGATCTCATGCAACAACCAGAAAGGTGTTGACCATTTCCACCACTATTTCCTTGAGGAGGAGTTACTGGAGGACTATTTCCTCCACCACCACAATTTTGACCATTAGGTCCAGATCCTCCAGATCCACCACCAGATCCTCCTGCTTGTCCTGATTTACCAACTGATGCTGCTGGAAAAGTTGGTTGATATTGTCCACCACCTCCACCACCTGCTGATGTCACTGATGAAAAAGTTGAATTACTTCCATTAAAGCCCACACCTGCTGGACCACACGCACCATTTCCTCCACCACCAACTGTTATTGGAAAAGAAGTTGCTGTTACAGTAATTGGTGTAGATCCATTTGCAGGTGAAACTGTATAAGAATCAACCGGTGATCTAAATTCTCTAAAACCACCAGCACCTCCTCCGCCACCACCACAAGCTCCACCACCTGCTCCACCTCCGACAACCACATAACTTACAGTGTTGTTTGCAGCATCATCAGCTAATTGACTCACAGAAAAAGTTCCTGGTCCTGTAAAAGTATGTATTTTAAAATTACCACAAGGTGCTGTTGTTTCTGTTCCACCAGTTGCGGTTATAAAGTTTGTTGAAAAATCAGCTGGGTTACCAGTTAAAACAGTTCTCCATCCTTCGGTTGCATCAACATAAATTAATTGAAGAACTGAATCACTTTTATTTATAACTAAATCAGAAGCATCACCATTTATATTAGAACCATTTCTACCAATTGTTAAACTAGCTGTTCCAAAATTTCCGTCATAATCTGCAAAAGCCACTATGTTTCCCGCACTTGGAGATGCAGGTAAAGTTGCTGTTATCGCTCCAGAACCAGTATCCACAAAAAATCCATCACCATTTGTAGCATCAAAGTTAGCTGTTTTTTTAGTTGTGTTCCAATCAACTGTTCCGGTTCTACCAAACCCTGTCTGCGTTCCGTTATTTGTAATTGTTGCACCAGCAGGAATTGTAATAGTGTCACCACTATCTCCTAACTGGACTGTGCCACAATTTGCTCTTGGACTAACTTTATTTACTTTTATTTCACTCATAATTATTGAAATCTATACCTTATTATTACTATACCAGATCCACCGTTTGCTCCAACTAATGCAGGACTTCCAGCAGGACCTGTTGATTTACCAAATCCTCCGTTTCCAGTGTTTGCTGTTGCATTAGAAATTGGTGTACCAGCAGGACCATAAGTTCCACCAGTGCCACCAGTTGCATAAGTTACCAGTGAGCCTGAAATTGAATTTCCAGCTCCTACACCACCTGCTCTTGGACCTGGTTGTGCATCTTGACCAACACCACCTGCTCCACCTCCACCTGCACTACTATATATTACAGGCGCTGGTGCGGGAAAAGCTCCTGCGTTTCCACCATTATTACCTTGAGGTGGGCTTACAGAAGGAACATTTCCTGTTCCTCCAGTTTTACATCCAGGAGTACCTCCAGATGCTCCGCCACCTGATCCTCCAGGGGCTCCGTCATCAGAACCACAAGGACCGTGTCTACCTTGACCTCCACCAGCAGATGAAATTGAAAGAGCACTTGAAAGATTTCCAGCTGTTCCATCATTATTTTGATTTGGAGATCCTAATCCACCTCCACTTCCTCCACCACCAACTACTACAGGATAACCTTGCGCAGTAACAGGTGTTCCACACGTAGTTGGAAAATTTGTTCTATATCCTCCAGCTCCTGCTCCACTACCACCACCAGAACCATTTGTACCACCTCCTCCTCCACCACCTGCGCCCACTACTAAATAATTAACTGTATCAGAACCTAATGGGTTACCTACTGATGATACACAAAATGTGCCTGGGCCTGTAAATGTATGAATTCTATTATTACCACAATTAGTAATCGTACCACCTGTTGCTTCAATAAATTCTGGATCAGGTGATCTATCTGATTCTGCTCCAGAATCTGTCACAATCCATCCTTTAGTTGCATCTACAAATACTAAAGTAAGAGCAACACCATTTCTTTGTATTACTAAATCTGATGCAGCTCCTTGAATATTAGATCCATTTCTTCCTATTGTAATATTAGCTGTATTTGCATTTTTTGCATAATCTGAAACTGCCATTATATCTCCAGCAGTTGGTGATGCAGGTAAATTAGCTGTTACGGCTCCACTTGTTGTATCTACAAAATATCCTTTTCCATTTTCACCAGTAAATGTAGTTGTCTTAATTGATCCTGTTTGCCAATCAACAGTCCCTGTTCTACCAAATCCTGTTTGTGATGCACCTGATGCTAAAGCAACAGTTTTTCCACATCCACCTACAGTTAATGTAGATCCTGATTCTGTTGTTATTGTATTTACTTTAATTGTACTTGTCATAATTATTTAAATTTATACCTTAATATAACTATTCCTGATCCGCCAGCTCCATTTGTGCTAGCACAGCTATTATTATTTGAACCACCTCCGCCACCACCTCTGTTAGTTGTTCCTGATCCAGCCGTTCCTGTTCCATTTGTTCCTACTCCACCAGTTCCACATGGACTAGCTGCACCAACAGTTCCAGATTGATAAGCACCTCCGCCACCACCACCTGAAAAACTTAAAGCAGATCCATTTATTGCATTAGGAACTCCAACTCCTCCTCTACCCGCAGCACTAGGTCCACCATTTACTCCGTTTTCAGCGACTCCGCCGCCGCCTCCACCACCATAAGATGGTTGAGATCCTGAACCTGGATTACCTGTTCCTCCGTTACTTCCTTGAGGGGGTGTTACAGGAGGGGTATTTCCTGAACCTCCACTTTGTCCAGCTTGGCCTCCTCCACCTGAACCACCACTACCTCCTACACTTGGAGGTGCACCACCTCCTCCTCCACCACCAGCTGAAGTAATTGTAGAAAAAGTTGAAACACTACCTGAATTTCCTGTGGATGTACTAGGACCAGGTTCTGAAGCACCTCCTGCACCTACAGCTATAGGAAAAGAGGCAACTGTAGCAGTTATAGCAGTTCCTTGTAAAGGGCTTGGACCAAATCCTGAAGCTCTATATCCACCAGCACCTCCACCACCTGCTCCTGAAGATGTTGGGCCAGTATAACCACCAGCTCCTCCTCCACCTACTACAGTATAATTAACTGCATTATTTGGACCGCTTGGATGAATTTGTGAAACTGCAAATGTGCCAGGTCCTGTAAAGGTATGAATTTTACAATTTCCACATTCTGTTACTGTTCCACCGGTTGCCATCATAAATACGTTACCTATTATATTTGATGTTGCATCATTAATATTTTTCCACCCTTCAGTATCATCTACATAAATAAAAGTTGCTGATAGACCCTCTACAGTTAAAATTTGTGAAGCTGCGATACCACCAATTTTTTGTGAACCGTTAGGTGTAATAGTTAAATTATTTGTTTGAAAAGTATTTGTATAATCTGCGACTGCTACGATACTTCCTGCTGTTCCTGCCGGTAAATTCATTGTAAATGCACTACTTGAAGTATCTGCAAAAAATCCTTGTCCATCAACTGCTGTAAATGTGCTTGTTTTAATAGATCCTGTTTGCCAATCTACTGTTCCTGTTCTACCGAAACCTGTTTGACTAGCACCTGAAGCTAGTGCAACTGTACCGCCACAACGACCTATAGTCACTGTGTTTGCGTCCACAGTTACTGTTTGCCCTGCACCGCAACCTACTGTTAAAGTAGTTCCGCATTGTGGTCCTATTTTATTTACTTCTATCTTTGACATTACACTATTACTAAAGTTCCTGTTACTGTTATGTTT